GCGCCGGGTTGCTCAAAAGGAAGGCGGGCTTGGGAGTGGCCGGATTGAATACGAAAATCGAGACGTTGCGGCCCGCGCCCTCGACCGTCACGCGCTGGCCGTCGAACGTAACCGTATCTGTCAGCGTCCAGTTGCCAGAAGGCACGAATATCTTGCACCCACCGGGATACAGCGCCTTGATCCGGTTGAAGCCGAGAGTCGCGTCCGCCGTCGTGCAGTAGTCGGCAAGGGACACGGTATCACGGAATCTTGCTTCGGCGGAGCGTGCCAGCGCACTAGCGCCCGGCGCGACGTATCTAATTTTGTCCGCGCCCTGGCGGACCCGCGCGCCAACCGACAGAGCCGCGTCGTTCGCCTTGACAACGTTGATATCGTCGGCGGTGTAGGGCGCGTTGGATGTCTCGAATGCGAATGTCGCGCCCTTGTAGATTGCCTCAGCGACCGAAGACGGAATGGCCCTTAGACCAGCAAGCGTCGTTGCGTAACGCGGGATTGGCCCGTCGCCAGGCGTGACGATGCGAGCAATTTCAGTCGAGCCGCCAACCGTTCTCTTGTAAACGATCAGATTGCCGCTGCCGTCGTCGGTAGCGTAAGCGCCGTTAATTGCGGTTGCCGCCTCGCCGGCCGCTTGCGAAGGATAGTAGTTTCCGGCCGCAAGGGCAGACGCCGCGGCGTTCTCTGATTGGTCTGCTGCGGTTTCTGCACGGTCGCGATCCACGGCCGCCGACGCTGCGATAGCCGACACAAGATCAGTGCCCTCGACGACGATCGTCCGGCCTTCCACAACCTCGATGCGACGATCGGCCATTATGCGTTCTCTCCGGCCACAACGGTGAATTTGCCGCGCATCCGGCGGGTCTTGGCATGCCCCCCGCCGGTGATGTCGAGCGCGTAGACCCCACGCCAATCGGTCCCGCGGGGATTCCCGAACGGCAGGCCCTCGATCGTCGTCTCATTGATGCGGATTTGGACGGTACTGGTCGGGATGCCGCCTGTGGTAGCGACCGTGACCGACACGCCCTGCGCATTCGGCGCAGCGTTTGTAAGCGCGATGATCGGGCTTCCGGGCTTATCCGCCCAATCGCGAATTTCGAGAACGAAGGTCGCGCCGGAATAGTCGAATGCGGCGAACTCCGTCGTATCCACCAATGGCCCGCCGCCACGAAAAGCGAACAGATCGACCACGGCCGGCGTCATTCGTACCCCTCCACGCCTGGAAAGTGCTCGACGAACCGCACCGAGCCCTCAGCGAAACCGAAGCTGGTAGGGGACCGCATGTCGCCATCGATACGCATTACGCAGCGCGGGTTGGCCAGTTCGACGGGGGTTGCGGGGGTGGCGGCCTCGCGCAACGGCGGACGGATGCGCACCGTCAAATCGGCCCCGTTCTGGCTCACCACCTCCGCAACGCGATAGGCCCGCCAGCGCACGACGGGATGGTCGATCGACAGCCACATGCCCTTGCGGATCGGGGCCGAATGATGGGTGAGCGTCAAGACCAGAAGGGTGGCGCGCAGTGCCGCATTAGCCGCCACAAAATTGCTGGCGTCAGTCGCGGGATAATCGGCCTCCGAATCGTTAGCCGTGTCGGGGATGAAGATGTCGCCGACGAGCTGGTGCCGAATGTCGCCCAGGAAGACGATCATCGGCGTCGCGCCGCCATCGCCAGCCGCGTTCAGGCCGCGCCATTCCAGCGCGATCTCGGGATCATCGAGATAGGCCTCGGTGAATTCGCAGAAGACCCGCCCGCCACCATCGGTCGCGATCAAGTCTTCCTCGCCGGATACCGACGTACCACCGCTGATCACGCGCCGCTCGATATCGGCTTCGTGGCCATCGAAGTCGAAGCGATGGGTCGGGAATACGAGCATGGCCGGACCATGCCGCCAGCATGCTCAGCCTGTTACCGCCGTCAGATGTCGTCGGTCGGCTTGGCGTTGTGGCTCAGAACGCCGTTGCTGACATAGGTGTGGGCGTCGGCGACGGTGATCCGGGCAACATCCGCCCGGCCGTCCGGGACGCCGAGCGAGGCCATGTGAACCCAACCACCGGACAGCCAAACCCGGTGCATTGCGGTCGCGCCCAGCGAGGGACTGCCGATCTGGGCGCGCAGGATATCGGCCTCGACGATCTCGATTGCTGACACGGGGTAGGCGCCCCACGGACCCAGCCCGGTTTCCGTCTCCGGCTGGGTCCAGAGCATATCGCCGATTTCGAGTTCGCCCGCTGCCCGCTGCGTTCCGTCCGCCAAGAGGATCATCGTATCGAGGGTCACGCAATAGCCGCCGCCACCACCGCCACCACCGCCGCCCGTGCCGCCGCCACCGCTCGTGATCGTGAAGCTGGTATCGTCGGTGACATTGAGCAGCGCCGGATCGCGCGACCACGCATCAAAGGCGGCGACGCGCGCGTAATACGTTCCGGCATCGAGCGTATAGATCGGCTGCGGGCTGTAGCCGTTATTGTCGATCACCAGACCTTGGGTCGATGGGTTGAAGTCCGCGATCGTGGCGTAGAATATGCTGTATCCAGCGACATCGCCTTCGGGGAGCAAGTCGAATGAAATCTCTCCGATCGTCGCGCCGCCGGTCGCGACCAATCCGGTGACAAGGGATGGCGGGGCGTTGGTGATCGTGCCGGTCGCGATGGATGCACCCGTGCCGCCGCCGTTCACCCCAGCCACATCGACCACATAATCCCGGCGCGCCCCGTCCAGCGCCGCCTGGGCCGCCGGATAGGCGACGTTGCGCGTGGGGGTGAATATCGTTCGAATCGGCGTCACGAGGTTGGCGGGACTGAAAAACCGCCAACGATAGGTCGTTGCCCGCGCGATCGGATCGGTGGTGAGTGATATCGAATCGACCCAGGACACCAGCGTGATCGCAGTCGCCTCGTCGGGCGCGACGACATCGGTGCGGGTGTCAACGTCATAGGTGGCGGACCAGCCGGACAGCCTGCCGTCACTGCTGCGATATTCGACCTGAACCTCGACTTCGGGGGCAACCGGCACGAACCCTGTCAGCAATTCGACCGAGGCGCCCGGCACGATGTCGTCGTAACGCTGTTCGTTCCAGATGCTCGCGCCAGCAAGCCGCCAGCGCGCAAACCATGTGATCCCGGCCTGCTCCGGCGCTTCGGCGGTGATCAAGATGCGGGCGCCGGTTCCGGCGTTGTCCACGGCGGTCGTGAAGGTGGCCGCCGCAGCGGTGATCACAGGCACTTCGGGCGCTGGGCGCAGCGTGCGCACCGATGTCGGCGCGGGCAGACCATCCTCGGTTTCTGGATTCCAGGCGTCCACGTTCGGATCGACGGCGATCCAATCGAACGTCACGCCGCCTGTGTTCGGATCGATCTGCGGCTCACCGATGACCTCCGCCGGGCCGTCGTAGAAGGTGGCGCCAGCTTCGATGATCGTGACCCAGATAAAGCGCTGGCCCAACATGGCGCGTCCGCTGAAGTTGGTCGTGATCGTGCCGCGATCGGTCGCATTGACGCGCGCCATCTTTCGCTTGGCCAGCCGCCGGGCCTGGGTATGCGAGCGGCACTGAACGACCAGCTGTGTGCTGACCTCCTTGCCGCGCTCGCTGATATCGGCTTCGTCTCGCCATGCCTCGGCGTCGACCTGGGTGTAGTCGTGCAGATCGGAGAAATAGGCGATGGCAACATCGTTGAGGCGGTCTTCGTCGGGAACAAATGCCTGATGCCGATAGCTTACGATCTGGTCCGGGCCGATGGTAACGGTCGGCTCGTAATAGCGGCCCGAATAGACGATGAGCGCGCCGGTTTCGTCGGGACAGTACCAGCCATCGAAGCATTTCAGGAATTCCGCCGTGACCGCAGCGGGATCGTCGGTCGATTTGAAGGCAACATCGGCCCGGTAGCGCTTTTCGGTCCCGCCAGCGGCGAGCGCTTGATCATCGTCGCAATCGTTGATCGCGGCGATCCATTTCGCCAGATGCGGCACGATCTTGGTGTCGTAATCGACGCCGCGATGCTTCAACTGATACCAGAGGAAGCACAGGCAGGCGTTGTCGCTCCAAGCCCAAGTGCTCTCATCATAGGCGTCTTGCGCGGGGTCGCGAGGGTCGAATACCAGCGCCCACCGCAGCACCAGCGACATGGAGATATTGTCGCCCTGCGGATAGACCTCGAGGAACTTCTTCTCTTCGACCGCCTGCTTCGTCAGCCAGCCGCAGACCACACCGTCGCCGCGGTGGTTGGCGGTCCAGACGCCGGGCTTCAGGAACAGGAAGCGTGCGAAGGCTGTCTCGGGATTCAGGCCAAGATTGTGATCGGCGCGAACATGGCTGTCCTTATATCGCCCATCAGACATGCCATTGACGCGGTTTTCGCCGATGATCGTCACCCGGTCATCGTTCAGGTAGATCGCGACCCGGCCATCGGCGGGGCCTTCACCAAATGCCCAGATATCGACGGCGTGGCCATCGTTCAGGGTCTCGAACAGGATGCTGGCGCCGTACATGCGCCGCGTCCCCGTGACGTGGACGCGAGGCGGAATGCTGGTTTTTATCTCGGATTCCACCGTTTCTGGCGGAGGCACGGCGGGCGCGAAGAACGCGATCGACACGGCTGACCCTATGGCGGCTCCGATCGATGCGCCGATGGGACCGCCGACAATGCCGCCCAGCACGGCCCCGGCGATCGGCAAAAGGGCCCCGACGAACTTACCCATGCCGCGGCCCCCACACGGCCAAGGGTTCCGCGCTCACATATCCAACGCCGGCCGGGCAAAGCAGCGCCCACCGCTTGCCGGACCAGATCGCCCCGGCCTCATGATCGCCTTGCGCGTCGGTCCAGCCGATGACGCCTACGTCGCCGGGCCGCACCCCCTCCACGCGCGCGACGCCGATCGACGCAAGCCCCCGGTCCCATAGCGCGACCAGACCGCCGGCATCATAGATCAGCGCCTCGGCTTCGGCATGGCTGCTATAGCTGCCGCGCCATTCCGCCACCGGGTCACCCAGGCCCCATGTGACCGCCCAATCGCCGGGGAAAATGCAGCAGTCCCAGCCGCCCCATTCCCATGGACGGCGAGCGGCGGCGGCAAGATAGTCGCCCAGCGTCATTTCGGCCCGAACCGGCGCGACACGCCCGAATTGATCTGCGGCACATAGTCGAACATCGCATCCGTGGAACTGCGGCGGCGCTGGTCCTGCGGAGTGTAATAGGCGAGCGGCGGATTGGCCCGCATCGTGTCAGCGGATCGAACCGACAGCGTTATGGTGCGCTCGCGGCCCCTGTCGGTATCCTGCGATGCGACAGACGGCATATCGGCAACGCCAACCCAATCCCAAGACGGCGGCCCGGTGATCTGCCAATGGCGGTCGAACAGCACGTATCCGATGTGGACCGGTGCATTGCGGACATCGGCGCGTTCTTCTTGCAGCAGCGGGAGAAGGCGCGCCGAGACGCCGGAAAGAGCAATCTCGATCCTGTCGCCGACGCCGTTCATCAACTGCTTGAGGGCCGGGATGCTTATGAGGTCGTACCCGCCCCGGTAGATCGCGCCGCCCGGGTCGAGGAAGTCGGCGGGGGTGGCTAGATTGCCAGGGCCTGACCACAGTCGCACCGGCTCTGGCGTGCCGAGCCTGAATACGACGCTGCGGCGGTGGGTGGCCATGCCGGAGACGGTATGGCGCGAGCGTGGGGCAGGTTACCGCCGTCAGCCTATGGGCGTGCCGTATCGCTGCGCCTTCCGCACCGCGGCGGGGGCGTCGCGCATCGAGCGGGCATAGCTGGCCTGCCCCGCCTGCTGAGCGCTCTCATTCGAGATGCGCTGCATGTCGGCGTAAAGCTCGCGGGTGATCACCGCGCCGCGCAGATTGAACTGCGGCGCGTGGACCACGGTGGTGCCAGTGCTGGGCTGAGCTGCCTTCATCTGCCCCAGCGGAATGATCGTGCCGCTGCCCTGCGGGCGGAAGCCCTCGACGCGGCCGGGGGATGCGCCTTCGTTGACGCGGTACATCTGGCCAGGCCGGACGTAACCACCGGAAGCGCGGGCGGGCGCGAAGCCGCCAGCGAACGACGACAGGGTGCTTCCGCCCCCTCCCCCGCCGCCTACCGCTCCAATCAAGGCAAGAATGCCCTGCTGAATCGCAAGGCGCGCAAGGTCGGCGATGATGGACGATACCGCATCGGCCGCCGCGCCCTTCAATCCGAGGAAGCCCGCCGCCGCATCGCCAAGGGAATCGGACAGTTCATCCACCTGCTCGCCCAAGGCATCGACGCCGATCTGCTCGAGTTCGTCGCCGATATTTGCCGACTGAGATTCGAGGTCTCGCTTATATCGTTCGAACGGAGATTCCGTGTCGCGGCGGATACCCTCTTCATCGGCCGCCTTGAGAATGCCAAGCGTGGCGAGACGACGGCGCGCTATCTCCTTTTCGGCAGCGGTGGAGGTTTCCGAGGCTTGCACGGCCTCCAGGCGCAACCGTTCCAGCTCATATTCCAGATCCAGCAGGCGAATCGCCGACGCGCGCCGATCATCATTGGTCTCGGCAAGCTGAGCCTCTGCTGCGGCCACATCGCGCGCATTGCCAAGGTCGGCTTCGGCCAGCGATACGGCTTCGGCTTGGAGGCGCTGGCGTTCGCGGATATCTACCGCCCGCGCACGCTCAGCCGCCACGGCATCGTTCGCGGCGACAAGCTGGTCGGCCTGTGCCTGAGTGAGCTTCTTTTGCGCGACATCCGCCTGATACGAAGCGTTCTGGCGAACCCGGGCGGCCTCGATTTCCTGCCGCTCATAGGTGGCCAGCACATCGGCGGCGGTGACGAGTGCCTGCTTCGCCCGGAGCAAGTCTTGGTCAAGCGCTGCCCGCTCGCTGGCAAACGCTTCGTCGTTGCGAAGCTGGCGCAGGCGTTCGGCTTGCTCGCGACGGGCCAATGTTTCGGCGGATGGGCCGGACTTCTTCTTTGGTTTCGCGCCACCTCCGCCGGTTACAACAGGGGTCGTTCGCGCATTGGGATCAACAACGCCTCCGTCCCCACGGCCAACGTTGCGGCGACCGCTGTTGCGAGCGGATTGATCGAAACCGCGCGTGAAGCGGCCAGAGGCGTCTGATAGGGCCTCTTCTTGGAAATTCGTCCCGAAAACCCGATTGTCGAATCGCTTTGCGGCGTTCCCGATGCTTGGGACGAAATTCGCCACGTCGTCATACGCCTTCAGCAGCGACGCGATCGACTCCCGCAGCCCGGCGACACGTCCACCCAACGCGTCGAACACCGCATTGCCGCCATCCAGCAGGGGATTGAAAGCGTCGCCCAACCCTTCAAGCGCGGCCCGCACTTCGACGCCCAAGGACTCGCCAGCCTCCTCCAGCTCGGCAAACCCAGCCGTGCCATCCGTTACGAAATTGGCCAGCGCGGTTGAGAACTCGCCGCCCCGATCGAACGCGCCGAACGTGATGATCGCGGCGTTCTCGACCTGCTGCATCGCCTCGCCGAATGTCACCGGCAGCGTGCGGAACTCTTCGTCGATCCCTGCGGTGAAGCGTACATCGGTCAAGGCACGGTAAAGCTGATCGCTGGTGATCTTGCCTTCCGCTGCCAACTCCCGGAGTTTGCCTTGCGGCACGCCAAGCGCATCGGCCAGTAGGCGCAGCACGCGGGGAGACGCCTCGGCGATGGCGTTGAACTCTTCGCCGCGGAGCACTCCGGATGCCAGCGCCTGGTTGAACTGCAGCGTCGCGCTCGCCGCCTCTTGCGCGCCCGCCCCGCCGATCTTGAGCGCTTTACTGAACGTCTCGGTCGCGCGTGCCGCGTCAGCCTGTGATCGTCCGGTTTGCTCGGATGCCCGGACGAACGCGCCATAGAGCTTCGTCGTGGCATCAAGGGAGGTGCGCGTTTCCTCGGCGATCCGGCGGCTGTCCTGCTGTGCTTGGTTGAATGAGCCGAATCCGTTGGTCGCGAGCCGCAATTGCGCGTCGATCTGCTTTGCCTGATCAGCGACCTTGACCAGCGTTTGCAGCAGAGCCGCAGCACTCACGCCCGACAGGAGGCCGGTCAATCGGGTTGCGAAGGCCCGACTACGGCCCTCGATCGCGCCGAAACCGCGATCCATGCGCGATTCCAGCGACGCCACCGCCCGCTCCTGCTGGCGCAGCGAGTTTTCGACCAGCACCGTCGTCGATTTCAGCGTGTTACGGTAGGTGTTGAGGTCCGCGCGCAGTTGCAGGATGACGGGATCGATCTCTGGCACGCGCGCCTCCGGGGTTGAAGCGGGACGCTAAGCGGGGCAGATAGCGCGGGTTACCGCCGTCAATATGGAGACACGGATGCGCTCTGTCGGCTTAGTGATGATCGCCGCAACCTTAGTCGGGTGCCAGTATCTTTCCGGTACCGACGCGGCCAGTGAGCGGGAAGCTCAGGACGCCATACGCAACGTGATGAATGACCCTGGTTCGGCTCAGTTTCGATCCATGAAAGTTAACGAGGCCAATGGGTCGGCGTTGGTATGCGGTGAGGCAAATGGCAAGAATGCTCTGGGTGGATACGCCGGCTTTACTCGCTTCATCTATCGGAAGGGCGGCCGGCCATTGTTTGATCCAAAGTCTGAGAGGACGGTGGGCGAGCAAGACGCCGCAGCGGAAATGTGCCGATCGCTGGATCAGTATCCGTGTGATCGCGCCGCCGAAATCGAATCCGAGATTGCGCGGCAAGGCCTGTTTGAGCGGGAATGGGAACTGTCGTGCCAAGCCGTCGCAGCCTAACCCCTCGCAAACCGATCCTTCATGAATCTGACGAATTCCGGACTGGCCGGCTCATGCTTCCCCGCCTTGGGATCATGCGCCTCGTTATGAGCCTCCACAGCCTCCATGAACATGGACAGTGAGGTCCGCTCCCAATCCAGCCCGAGCGCGCCGCAGCTGGCTAGGACTTCACCTTTTCGGTGAGGGCGGGGCTTTCCGCTTCCGGCTCGGCTTTTTTTTTGAGACCAACGCCCATAATCGCGGCGTTCAGGATCGCCCAGGCCACGGGCACGGTCTCCGTCATCGGGCGGCCATCGACGTAATTGGACACCAGCCGCGATGCATCGATCGGCGATATCTTGACGGTCTCGCCGCTGATTTCTGCCTGGCCGCCGCCGATTGCGGCACATCGGATGACTTCGGCAACGTCCTTAATGCGCACCGCGCCAGTGCCAAAGAACCGAGCGTCACCGCCCTCGCGGCCGATGCCGATGCCCGCGCCAAACTCTTCGAACATGGTGACGATCGATTTGTCACCGCACAGCTTCTCGCATTCGATGATGCGGGCCATCGGCAGCCAGAACCGGTAGCGCCCGTTTCCGAACTCCAACTCGATCGCGGTGTCCATTAGGGGACGGGCGTCCAGATGATGTCGTCTTCGCCCGCCAGCGTGATTTCCGCCGACCCTTCATCGCCCATCTGGATATTGCTGGCTGTCATCACGGCGGGGCCGGCGTAATAGCCGATGATTTCGCCAGCGTCGGTGCCGTCGCGCTTGCCGAACTCGATACGGTAATTCTTCCGGATGCCGAGCGAGTCGTCGAAGTCTTCGAACGCATCCATGTTGATGACGCCAGAGCCGGTCACGTCCCACTGCTTGCCGGTCACGCGGACCTTGCGGGTCGGGATTGCCGCAGGCTTGGCGCAGTCGCGGCGGAAACGATCGGTGGTGTTCACCGTCTTGTTGATGCCCGCGGTATCGATGCCGCAAAGGATCGTGAAGGCTTCTGTTGGCGTCGCTCCATCGCCAATCTTCACGACGACGAAATCGGGTTCATTCGGATACGACATTGCAGGCTCCCGGCTATCTGCCGCGAACCCTATGGCTGGTCAGCCTCGCTCGTTACCGCCGTCAGAGACGATGCGCAGGGCCGCGCGTCGGTCCCGCTTCTCCCGCTCGGTGGCAGGCGTCATGCCAGCCTCGACGATCAGCATGTTGAGGTCGTGCGCCCCGTCCTCGTCACCAGCCGCCAAACACTCGTCAGAGGCTGCGATGACGGCCTCTTCCGGAACTACGCCAAACCGGATCAACTCGACCAGCAGCGCGCGCAAAGGGCCTTCGTCCATCACACGAGCATATGCGATAATCCGCTAGGTGACTAGCGCCCTCGCCTCGCATGACAGGATCGCGTGGTAGGCATCTGCCTCCGCACTGTCCTGGATGATCTGGACCGATCGAACCCTGATCAATGCCGTGCCGTCTGCCACTGGTACGCGAGTGAGATGAACCGCCAGCTTCATTGCCGTGGCAATGCGTGAACAGTGATCCTCCGCCGTCTCTATCATGGCCGCCCCCGCAAACCGCGGCTTGGCGAAGGCGTGCAGCAGAAAGGCCACTGTCGCTCCGGCATAGCATCGCCCGTCAAGCGGGACCGATCGCCCCCCATCAAACCGGGTGAAGGGCCAAGCCGGATTTACAGGCACGGTCGAGGGATGGATGCTAGCCGCCGGCACCAGCGCAGTCAGCCCGGCATTGCCCTTCTGCAGGATCAGTACCGCCCGCCTCACGTCCCTGATCAGATCGCCCGCCATCGCCTATCCCTTCGACCTGGAGCCGCGAACGGCCCGCGCGACGGCATTGCGGACGAGCTGTGTCGCTTCTTCCCGCTTGACGTCGCGCGCCGGGGCCATGAACGGCCGTGCGGCCATGCGGGAACTGCCAAACTCCAACGGAGCGGAATAAGGCGCGTTGGACGAAACCTCGACGAGCAGCGGCTCTACCTGGACTGTCTCGATATTGTTGCCGAGAAGCCCCGTGTCTTGGTTTGGCGGCTCTCCGGGCAGGGAGGCGACGTGTCCTTTGCCGCTCACAGCCCCTGCAGTGATGCTGATCTGCGCTTCGACCTGGATCAGGTTACCGGCTGCGAATAGGGCCTTGCCGACCTCGCGTTCCATCGTCGGGCCGGAAAGCTTGCGGAGGCGAGCGACGTGTGCCTTTGCGCCGATTAGTTTACCCACGCCCAAGTCTTCCCAGAATGAATTGACCCGATCGTCGGAATCGCCACGCCAAAGCGCTCAGCCAAATCCCGCTGTCTCACTTTGCCTTTCAGCGATTTAATTATCCGAACGTCCTGCTCTGAAAGGCGCGCGAATGGGCTTCTTGATCCCCGATTGCTCGTGCCATGCTGGACTTTGTCGCCTTGGTTTTCCTGCCGAGTTGCCCACCGCAGATGCTGGGGAGTGACACACGCCTCATGGCCCTTACCGCAGCCATGCGCGGCTTCATGGCCATCAGATGGTGCCGGGCCGTGCGCCAGTTCGCACATCAGACGATGCGCCCAAACGTCTTTACCACCATATTTTACGGAGCCTCGACCTTGCCCGCGGATACCGTACGGCCAAACCAAGCAGTCAACACCCTCATGCCCCGCATGCGCGTGCAGCCAAGCAAGCGGCTCGCCACGGAACGTGCCGCCAGCGAGCGGATCGCCGTGCCTCATCAGCCGATCGTAATGAGGTTCGCACAAGCCCCTGCGGAGAATGCCAAGCTTGATACATCCAGGGATCGAGCATACGCCCGTCTTAGCCATGATCGTTCCTCCAGAACGGTTTGTGGTTAGAGCCGAGCGTGGTGTTTGCAGCACCCGTTCGGCTCGAATGTTCATACCATGTTCTGATGGGCGGGCAAACATTATGCTCGCCTGCCCCGCGCTTCGAAATACGCAGCCACCGGATCGCGCGCCACGCTGGCCACCATCCATGCGGTTCCGGCGAATGGCCCGGCGGTGATCGCGATTGTCG